AATTTTTCCCTACGGATTGCTCCTAGATCACCAATCATGTTGATCTGGAATAGTCCGTATGAGTTATCCCCAGTGGAAGCGTTTTCGTTCCGGGATGTTGGGTGTCCCCTAGATTCCCGCATAGCAACCGCCCAAGCCGTTTTAAGAGAGGTTCCCTTAAAACCAACTAAAGACAGTAGGTCAACAAGTTCCGTATCAGTGAGCTCTGTGGCTCCGCGGTACTTACTGAGCGGGTCTGCAATCTGGGTAGTGGCCGTTGAACCATCCACAGCTGGTTTATCAGCTGCAATAGCGGTAGGCACTCCTATAAGTAATAGTCCGTATAGGACTATCGCTGTTAGATGCGATTTTTCATAACTTTGCACTCGGTCTCCTAGGCTAGAAGGCCAGCCCTAACTTTGTATACCTGTCACGTATACCAAGCAACCCGGCCTCTTTCTGCCAAGTTCGGTCTGCAACCCTTTTGTTACGGAGGTGCTGATGGCCAGATTGCTCTGGCCATGAATAAACCCTAGCAGTAACTACAGGGGGTCAGCAACCAGGAACTACGTGTAGAATAAAGTTTCTTAATTGAGAGGAATATCACATGTCACAGTGGTCAGCACCCTGGAATGCACCAAAACCTAACGTACAGCCTGTAATTGAGCCTGTAAAGGAAGTTAAGGCAGCCCCAGCACCAGTTGTAGAGGCACCTGTAGTAGAAGAAAAGGTTGCTCCTAAGCCTACAAAGAAAACAGAACCTACTCCGGCTGAATAATGCGTATTGAGCGCATCGTTACGAGACAAGGGCATCCCGTACCGGAGACAGCGCATCAGCCTAAAGGACCATTTCCACCGGAGTTATTCCAAGAACCGGAAGTGGTTACTCAGTATGTGCCGCAAGCAGATGGCGGCGTAGAGATACCTGTTGGGGGAACAGCACAAAATAACTTTGCCGCAGTTAAGTGGTTTAGGTGTAAAGTGTGCGAGTGTGTTCTTCGTGAACAAGAGGTAGATGACCATTACTGTGAGGACTAAGAGTGGCAAACCCAAAAGATTTTGGACCAATATATTGGCATACATTAATTTATCCCGTAAAGCCTAAAGAACTGTGGGAGCGGGCAGAAACCCAAGAAATAGAAGAACCTTTTAGAGGTGGAGTTGGGGTATCAATTAGACTTCCATTGACTAGACTGGCTATAGTTATCGGACGTTGGAACGCAAGGTTTGAAGAAAGTCAAGCACTAACAAATGCTATACGGGGTCGGTCATTACCTGAAGAGGAGATTGACTGGGAATTCGTAAGATATGGAGCAAAAGATGGGGATGATGTTTAAGAAAAAAAAGAATCCGGAGCGTGAACGCACTAGGATCGAGAAGCGGGTAGATTCTTTACCTACCTCAGAATTACTTCCTTGGACAGAGAATGCTCTGTATACAATTGGTCGTAACTTATCTGCTTGGCAAAAAAGTCAAAATGAGGCAACGTTAGAAGAGGCAAGAGTAGGCGCAGAAGCGCTCTATGTAATCCTAGAAACATTAAAGAAACGACACGCTAATGAGCGAATTTGATCACGATGACCAGTTTGAAGAAATAAACCCCGAAGAAGAGTTAATTGATGAGGAAGACGACGGTCTTCCAGAAGAAGAGCCTGATGAGCTTGATGAGCTATCTAAAGAGTTTGTAAAAGCACTGGTAGATAAGATCATGCAGTTCCAGGAAATGCTTGTTGGGTACCAACTTCACTCCTATCAAACCCCTCTAGCTAGACGAATCATTGAGTCCGTAATTATTAACGATGGTGAAGAAGTAACTGCCTTAGCTTCACGTCAGTCAGGTAAATCAGAAACTATTGCTAACACCGTAGCTACTCTTATGGTGATCCTCCCACGTTTGGCAAAGATGTACCCAGACCTACTAGGTAAGTTTGGTGACGGTATTTGGGTGGGTATGTTTGCACCTATTCAATCCCAGGTAGAAACACTGTACGGGCGTACGGTTTCTCGCCTAACCAGCGAACGTGCTCTAGAGGTACTTGGAGACCCTGAGATTGACGATATGGCTACCAAAAGCCCAGGTGTGATCAGAAACTTAAAACTTAAGCGAAGCGGTAGCACGCTCATGATGATGACCGCTAACCCACGTGCAAAGATTGAGTCTAAGTCTTTTCACCTAATTATTATTGATGAGTGTCAGGAAGCTGATGACTTCGTAGTATCTAAGTCAATTGCTCCTATGGGTGCTTACTACAACGCCACCATTGTTAAGACCGGTACACCTAGCACCATGAAGAACAATTTCTACCGAGCCATTCAACTAAACAAGAGACGTCAAACGGCGCGGTCTGCAAAGCAGAACCATTTCCAGTGGGACTGGAAAGATGTGGCAAAAGTAAACGCTAACTACGAAAAGTTTATTAAAAAGGAAATGCTTAGAATTGGAGAGGACTCTGACGAGTTCCAGCTCTCTTATAACTGCAAATGGTTACTGGAGCGAGGGATGTTTGTCACATCTTCAATTATGGATGACCTGGGAGACACTTCCCAAGAATTAGTAAAGAGCTGGCATAGATCCCCTGTTGTTGTAGGAATTGATCCTGCACGCAAAATGGACTCTACGGTGGTTACCGTAGTTTGGGTGGACTGGGATAGGCCGGACGAATTTGGTTATTATGATCATAGAGTTCTTAATTGGCTTGAGATCCAGGGAGATGACTGGGAAGAACAGTATTTCCAAATCGTAAACTTTTTAGGTAATTACGACGTACTAGCAATTGGTGTTGACTCCAATGGAGTTGGCGATGCTGTAGCTGGTCGTCTTAAAGTACTTATGCCTCGAGCTGAGGTAGTGCCTATTACATCCAGCCCAACAGAGCAATCTAAACGTTGGAAACACCTACAGTCCTTGATTCAACGTCAGATGGTTTCTTGGCCAGCCCATGCAAAGACACGTCGTTTACGTCTTTGGAAGAAGTTTTACCAACAAATGACGGATGCCGAAGTTCAATATAAAGGCCCTAATTTTATGGTGGCTGCCCCAGACGAAGCACATGCCCATGATGACTTTGTGGACTCTTTAGCTATCGCCTGCTCCATGACCCAGGATATGGTTATGCCTACAGTAGAGGTTAGCGCTTCCCCATTTTTTTCTTAATTTAGCATTTAAAAACTAATCTAAGGGTGGAGACTTATACCCGAGGACCCTCAATCCCTATGCATAAGGAGTAATCATGGCAGTAGAAAACATTGCCCCAACACCTCAGTTCCCTGAGAAGGTTGGCGCAACATACGAAAGAAAAATGTCACCTGCACAACCTGGTCTTCGTGGACCACTTCGTTTCGAAGAAGGTATTGCAACTGACACAGACGTCCCAAATGATTTTCAATTGGGCCTAGATCAAGGATATGACACCCCAGCTGGTCGTCCAAATCACAACAACAACGTGTTTGAGAAGTATCCTGAAGAAACAATGAAGCAACGTGCACATGTCGGCTCAGCCGCATGGGTAGAAGCCCCAACATACCTTGGTGAGTTCTCACAGGGTAACTTTGGAGATCATTCTCAAGTAATGATCGAAGAAGTAGTACGTTCAGGTGGCCGTTACCAACGCATGAATCCTGCACAAGTAGCAGACTAAATATAGTAGACTGTATAGGCCCCCAGCCTCGTACCCCTTCTCCGAGGCTGGGAGCCTTTACTCACAGGAGGATTAAATGGCGGATGTTCCAGCAAATCCTAAGTTATGGAATTTGTTACTTAGGCAAGCTAAAGCAAAGTATCCTTCTCACGGTAAGAACTTAGCGTTTCCAGCTTCGAAGTGGTTACGAGATGAATATGCTCGACAAGGGGGAAAGTTCGTAGCTTCTAAAAAAGAAGTGGATCCCAAGTTACGTGACGTAAAGCAGGAACAAGAAGACTCTAAGAAGAGAAAACTTGCAGAGAAAAAGAAAAAACAAAAGCAATTAGGATTTTTAAATTAAGATGGGGAGTTGTAAATAATGGCTGGTGGCATAGATTTCTCACCTCCCAGTTATAGAGCTGCGTCCTCCGATTTAACCATCTCTATTTCCCCGTTAGGTTTAGTAGAACTAGCAGACGAAGAATTTGAAGTACACGGTCCTCGACTAAATCGTTACTCACTTAACTGGGCAATGTATCTAGGACACCACTGGTCTTATCGCCGTGAAATTGGCGAATCACAGATGGTATATAACTATTACCGAGCTTTTACTGATTACATTATTAACTTTACATTCGGACGCGGAGCATCATTCCGTAGCCCATCCGAAACAGAAGCTGTAGTTCCAGACATCCTAAAGCGTGTTTGGGAAACAGATAATGATAAGCATTCTGTTATGTGGGAAATGGGCCAGCAAGGCGGAGTATCTGGAGACTGCTTTGTAAAGGTAGCCTATGAAGAAGGTTATGAAGATTCTATTGGACGTTTCCATCCAGGACGTGTTCGTATCCTTCCGCTTAACTCATCTTTTTGTTTTCCAGAGTTTCACCCACATGATCGCTCACGCTTAATCCGCTTTAAATTGAAGTATCGTTTTTGGGGCACTTCCGCTGAAGGAACCCGTCAGGTATACACTTACACCGAAATCTTGACTGATGATCGTATTGAAGAATATATTAACGACGAAATTATTGACTCACGTCCTAACCCTATTGGCGTAGTGCCCGTCATCCACATCCCTAACGTACGAGTATCTGGTTCCCCATGGGGCTTGTCAGACTGCCACGACATCATTGTTCTTAATCGTAACTATAACGAAGTAGCAACAGATATCGCGGACATTGTCAACTACCATGCGGCACCAGTTACAGTTATCACAGGTGCTAAGGCCTCTTCCCTTGAAAAAGGTCCGAAGAAGGTCTGGGGCGGGCTACCAAAAGACGCTCAAGTATTTAACCTAGAAGGTGGCGGACAAGGCCTTCAAGGTGCAATGGAGTACCTCAAGGTAATAAAGACAGCGATGCATGAAATGATCGGTGTTCCAGAAACTGCACTTGGTCAAGTACAACCTATTTCAAACACCTCAGGTGTTGCGCTTTCTATTCAGTATCAACCTTTGATGAATCGTTATCAACAGAAGATGATTCAATACGGCGAGGGAATGCAGAGAATTAACGAACTAGTTCTTCTAACCCTGGCGTTTAAAGAACCAGAAGTATTTACCTACAACCCTCTAATTAATGGACCTATCAAGCCAAATCAACTTCCACAGCTTGACCCTAATGATCCGTCTACTTATCAAACTCAAGTTCATTTCCCACCTCCACTACCTCTAGATAAGCTCATAGTCTTGAATGAAATTCAAACCAAGATGGGTATGGGTCTTGAGAGCCGTGAAGGCGCATTGCGTCAACTTGGAGAAGAATTCCCAGATGAAAAGCTAGAAGAAATTCGTGCAGAGCTTATCTCTGATGCAAAGGCCGATGGAGCTTTGCAGTTAATTAAGACTCAAATTACAGCGTCTATTGCATCCCTAACGGGTATGCTTCCAGACGGAGAGATGCCTCCTGGCTCACAGCCTGGGGAAGGCATTGGTCCTGGACCAACAGGCCAGCCTGGAGTAATTAGCCCAATGGAAGAGGGCGTACTTCAAGAGCTGCAGCAAGTACAAGTAGATCTGGTAACAAAAGCATACGGAACGACTATTCCAAAGAATAGGACTCCAGATGAGGACAAGCCAGAATAATAAGTTTAGGCTGACAAATTCGCAAGAGTTTGGAAACCTATTACCACCTAACAATCCGCAGGTCATCGTGGCACTAAATCGGACAACGACCTCTTAACCTAAAGGATAACGCATGGCTGAAACAAAGAATATAGTTGATACACCGGAAGCACAGGAAGCTTTTTTAACTGATGTTCCAGTAGCAACAGAAACAAAAGTAACACCTATCAACACCCCAGAGCTCTTGACAGACAAGGCTTATACAGAAGAAGATCTAAAGCGAGTAAGAGAGCAAGAAAAATCAAAGCTCTATCCGCAAATTGATTCCTTAAAAGAAGAGCTTAATCTTCTCAAAAAAGAACGCGAAGAACGCCAAGCTGAGGCAGAAGCTCTACGAGCAGCTGCTGAGGAAGAAGCCCGTAAGAAGGCTGAATCTGAAATGGATGTTCGTCAACTTCTTGAAGTTAAGGAACAAGAGTGGGCTCAGAAGTTGGAAGCAGAACGCGGAGAACGCGAACGTGCTTTTACTCTTCTAGAGCGTGAGCGTCAATATGCGGAACTCACTGAGTACCGTAATCGCCGCCTAGAAGAAGAGCGTGACAACATCATGCCTGAGCTAGTAGATCTCATTTCAGGAAATAATCCTGAAGAAATTGAAAATAGTATTACAGGACTACGGGAGCGATCCTCAAGAATCCTGGAATCGGCGCAATCTGCAATGCAGAATGCCCGCAAAGAAATGACTGGGAGTCGCGTAACAGCGCCTCCATCCGGACCGATGGACACTAATATGGAACAACAACAGTTTACTGCGGAACAAATTGCCGCAATGTCGGTTACCGAATACGCAAAATACCGAGGAAAGTTGCTGGGTAAATCAGCATCTGACCGAGGCAAGGGAATCTTCGGGTAAGAAGTTACCTATCAAATTAAAAACTAACTAAGGAGTAAAACCGACATGGCATCAGCCGTAACAGGTACCGGCAATCTAGCCGCATCACCTACCGCGTACTCTGGCTCCAACAGCCAGCTTACACAAGCAATTCAGACCATCTGGTCAAAGGAAATTCTTTTCCAGTCAATGCCTATTCTTCGCTTCGAACAGTTCGCTGTTAAGAAGACAGAACT